AACTCCAGTTGTAGTGCTGCCTGTTCCAACAACGATGTCAGCGTTCAAACCGTAGTTTGTAGCGGCTGAAGTGCCATCATTTTGGATAAGGAACATCTGGTTAGGATCGTCGAGAACTTCTGCGATAATCTTACCCTGAGTGATGTTTACTGAACCGGGATAGTAGTTGCTCCAAGTGGGCTTGCCCGTAGTTGGATCAATGTAGTTACATCCGTTAAATACGCCTACCGCCGCTGTGTGAGAGGCAGGGTTAAACTGGAGGATGTAACCGTCTTTCAACGTGACTAGGTCACCCTGAAAAATAGCACCCGCTTGGTTGTCCGCAATTTCGTAACCGTACTGCTTCTGGCTACCAGTGCCAGAAAGGTTACCAAGCGGACGTAAGCCAAAGGCTTTGTCTACATTAGCCATGATAAATGTCCTTTAAAATTAAGGTTACTCGGAACCCGTTCGTGGGCCACCGAGGCTTACTTTGGACTGTCTTTCCGGCGCGTTGATCTTCATTGACGAGTGTGCATTCGTCTTCAACATGTCGTTATCGACTGCCCTTATCTGATCATGGGTCCGTGAAGAATAATACGTTCGACGCTCTTCTGCTGTTTCATCTGGTATTCTGGCTAATAGCAATCCGCCTACAGAGATAACCCCTGCGTGCTTGCCATCGTCCTGAACACCTGAATCAAAGTCAGGATATTCTTCCCCTCTAACCAGTTCATACCCCTCACGGAGTTTCCCTGCTACGTTAGTGCGGTCGTCTACCCCACCAGATTCAGCCCTGATCCAACGGTGCTTATAGCCCGGAGGCGCAGGAGGCGCGTCTAGTCGTGAAGGAGGAGCCCAAGCTTTACGGCGCGCAGTCTTGTCACGGGTATCCGCATCACGAGCACTGCGATTGAGTTTTGGCACGTTGTTATCGCTCATTTAAATCACTCCTTAACGTATTTGGCATATTCTTCAAGTGGAACCCCGAGTTTTTTTGCTATCGCAACCTGACTGGGACTCAACCTAACAGAGCGGCGTGCTGAGTTATTTACTCCCGAAGATCGGGTTGCAGGAGCTACCGTTTGCACGGGTCGGTTAGTCCTGTTGTTTTGTTGCGTAGGCTCGATACCATATTCACTAGGAAATATCTGGCTCATCCTACGGTCGATCTCACTATAATACTCGTCAGAGCTTGGGTCAAACCCTTCTTTTTGGATCAAATCCATGTGAATTCCCCTAACTGTGTGGGTCATCACCGTATTTGTACCAAACCAAGTATTCTTTTCGGCCCAGTCTTCCGCCTTTAAATCAGGCTCTGGCATTCTTGGGCGCAATATTTCAGGCTGTTCAGCGGGCTTTTTAGGCTCTTCCATTTGCTGACGACGTTGGTTTGTCGTCTCGTTTAAACGGTTTTGCTCCCAGACCATAGAGGTAAGACGCTGTTGAGCTTCCGTCTCGGTATCTATGTCGCCCTCTTCACGGGCTTTTCTAATAACCTGCTTTAACGCAACCACGTGACTGTCAACGCGGCCTTGAGCCTCTTGCAGCCTTTCCGTGTCCGTCTTTTGGTATCGCTGCTCGAGCTCTTCGTTTTGCTGTCTTACGTTACGGGCATACTCAAGCGCGGCCTCTTCACGACGCTGCGTCTCTCTTAAACGAGCAGTGAGCTTGTCTATTCGTTTTTTAACCTTACCCGAATAGTCGTCTAACTCTTCTTCTGCAGGGGCGGCCTGCTTAGCGGGGGGCTCCTCCTCAACAGCAGGGGGTTCTTCGATCGCTAACTTAGCATCGGAGCCGTCTTCGTTCATTTCAACGGTGGCTTCTTGCTCGTCGTCGCCGACATTAAAGTCTAGCTCTTCGTTCATTGGTTCACTCATCAAACGTCTCCTTACATGTGTAGAATATCTTCAGGGTCATTTACTAGCCCCAAGATTTCATCATCGTTTAGTAAACGAATCTCGCCACCATCTATCTGAATCCGAGACCCTGCATATCGACCAAAGATTACCCAATCACCCGCCTTGCACCACGGACCGTGGGGAAACTTAGACTCGTCAGCGTAGGATAGAGCTCCTACCTTCAACACGTAGCCGACGTTAGTCGCTAACTGCGTTCGTTGACGTGTCTCATCCGCAAGTACAATGCCTCCCTTCGTGGTTTTGGCGCCACGGTAAGGTAAGATAGCTAGTCGCCATCCTGTGGGTTGCGGAATAAGGTCTAGTACAGAATCAGAAAGGCCGTGTTCAGCGACTTTTCCTTCGGTCGTATACGCATCATTGAGGGTGGTCTTCTTCGGCCCTTCTTCTTTGGCCTCGGCTTTCCACTTTTCCTCTAGGGGCGTAAGCTTCTTTTCAGGTTCCATATAGGCTCCTTTGGTGGGTTAAAAATCTTCTGAATACTTATCCAGTTTGTCTCGGATAATCTGATCCACAAGTTTTATGCCTTCCAGACGGCCCATAAGGAAACGGTAGCGTTCCATGTCAGAGATAGAGCCATTAAGCACTATCGCCTCGGAGTCTTCCTGTAATTTCCTAACTTCTTTCAATACGCTTTCAGCGAATTCAAGCATGGTCGTTTTTCCATGAGAGCAGACAGTTTAGAGCCACCGTCTGGGGGCATACTTAGTAAATCTTTACTGGTCGGTTACCGTCACGTTTTTTAACGGTCCGTACTACTCCACCGGATTTCATCTTTTTCGATTTACCGGCAGTATTCAGTGCAATTGCTACAGCTTGTTTTTGAGCTGCAGATTTGCTCTTAGGTTTACTGGCGCCTATTTTACCCTTTTTTTCGTAAGTTCCAACTAGTTCACTGATATTTTTACCAATTGTTTTACTACTAGAGCCCGGTTTAAGTGGCATTACCTTCCTCCTTGTTTAGGAGCATTGATTCTTTCTCTAGCAACATTCGCCCTTTCTTGAGCTATCTTCTGCTGAGATTCTATTCGAGCTTGGTTGGCTTCAGCGTTCTGGACAATTCTAGCCTGATCAAGCTTAACGCCTTCCTGCTTGATCGCTATGTCCGCTTGGTCCTTAGCAGCACGCTGCTGCAGCTCTTGAGCTTTCAGCGCTACTACTGGATCTTCGCCTGTCCCCTCGCCAGAAAGCTGACTCTGGACGCCCTTCATTTCCATCATGCCTTCAGCGACCTTAATTGAAACCATCGCCTCACGCTGAAGTTCAGAAACCATGCTATCAGGGTCTGCGCCGTACTCTGCAAACAGCTCTGCTTCCGTCGCCTCTTCCGCCTTTAAGCGTATGTGGTCCAGAATATGCTTCTGCAGTTCAGCCGAACCCAAAGGATTGGCCTGCATAAGAGGCGACATACCCATCATCAGGTGGGCCGCAATATGTGCGTCGTGTTGTTGACCGGCGAAAGCCTTCAACGACTTGTTATCCGCCGCGTCAGCATTCTCGCTTGCAGGGTCCTTAGGCAACTGGTTAGTTTCCATCTTCAGGATGCCGTCAATGTCTCGGACGTTCATTGCCTGATAAACACGGTAATACGCCTCGTACATGTTGTGCATTTGCGGCGCACTTTGAGCTAACTGCAACTGAGCTTGCGCTAACGTAATACGCTGAGCCGCAGAGAAGACGTTAGGGTCAGCAATCGGTAGTATTGCAACCATATGGGTAAAATCTGATCTTTTTATACATCTAGAGGCTCCGGGGACGTCATATGGGTATTCATCGGGTAGAAATTGCCCAAATCCTGCCGCTAACATCTCGAATTCTTGCGTCTGAGCGTAGTAAAGGCGCTTGTGTATGGCAGAGGTCACCATCGAACCACGTTCCAACAGCGCAAGCGTAGTGCCTACAGCCGCCTGTTGGTTAGCGTCCCCAACCTGCATGTCTGCAGTGCTCGCAAGGCGCTTTCCGGCGTCCACTGTGAAGCCCAGAAGCGTAAACAGTGTCTGGCTTGGCTCTTTGTAGGGCAGGGGAAGCAGTGAACCGCTTAACTCGGAGCCACCGGCGTCAATATCCCGCCATTCGCCCGGCTGAATGGGGTTATCATCGTCAGCAATCCGTGCACCCTTCGCTTTGAATCCCGCAGGAAGGTTGGATAGCGTGCCTGCGTCAAGAAGTTGACGCAAAGCGGCCGTTGCAGTCTTACTTAGGCCACCAATCAGGTGAACAAAGCCTAAACCGTAAGCGCCGGGGCCTTCAATCAGCACATAATGCACAAAATATTCACGACGACACTTTAATTCGTCATCTTCTAACCAATTTCTGCGTATTCCGACCACCTGACCGCTGTTTTCGTCAATAGTAACGACGTAAGGCAGCTTAATTCCGGTCTCGTTGTTCTTTTCGTCGACATCCTCAAAGCCCATAAGGTCTAAATTGACTTGGAACTCGAGCAAAAAGATTTCTTCTGGCTCGCCGCTTCTGTCAAACCCGTAACTTTG